GCCGCCGTTGGTGAGCGTGACCGGAACCCCGTCGCTGATCGAGAGCGTCGTGTCGTGCGCCGTGCCGTTCCAGAGCGCAGACGGCAGTCGAAAACGCATCGTGACGCGCTGCCAGACGAAGTTGCGATTCGTTCTCTTCGTCGAGACGTTGACGCAGCGCGCATATGTCCAGCGCTCCGCACTGCCGCTCAACGTCTCGGCGGTCAGCGCAGCGAAGACGCCCTTGCATCCCCTGGCCGCGTCGAGTGCAGTCTGCAATGCCGTCGGCGTCGTCGAGACAATGTCGAAGCTGCGCGTGATCACGTCTTCGCCGTAGTCGAGCGCGTCCTCGGCGAGCGCGTCGACGGGGCCGAACGGCGTGTCGATAAACGTGTCGGGCGCGTCACGCCCGCCGAAGCCGTCTTCGACCATCGCAGTCGGAAAGGTATAGCTTCCAAAGCTCACGAGTCTCATGCGATACCCGCCGCCCGCGCCCCGCTCAAGACGCCGATCTCTGCGGCGCGCTTGATGCTCCCTGTGCTTTCCATCCCGTAAAAGTTTTGCTGGATATTCATACCCTGCTGCCCGCCGCCGAGTCCGGGCGGGTACGCGGGCGGGCCATTGGGAAGCGGGTCGAAAGGAGTCTGCGGAAGCGGGTTGGTCGTCGACGGCGGCGTCGGCACTTGCGCCCCGCCGCCAAGTCCCAGGCTCGACCAAAGACTATTCCACCACGTCGTCAAGTCGCTCGCCCACGGCGTGAGCGCATCCCAGATTTGGTTCAGCGCAGCCGCCATCGAGTTGCGCAGATCGGCGCCAAAGTTGAACTGTATAAAGTTGAGAAAGGTATTCACTGTGCCTTCGGCAAACGCGACCATCCCTTCCCATGCGCCTTCCCAATCGCCTTTGATGGCGCTCATCCAGTATTGTTTGAGGCCGCGCAGCGCTCGAAGCTGCTCAGTCACACTGTTTAGAATGAGCCGCATCCCACCGACGACCGACTCGAAGACCGTGCGCGTCCACCCCTCCCAATCCGCTTCATTCTCCGACTGCTCGTGCTCGAAGAGCAGATTCCACTCTTTCCAAAACTCATCGCCCTCCGTCTGCATATCGTCGGCGAACGTCGCAAACGTCGAATGGATGCCCGCCCAATCTTCGGCCCATCCCTTTTTAATCGTCTCCATCGCGCTGGCGAACGCGTCGACGAGTGCGGGCAGTGCGACCTTCGCCAGATCGGAGAGCGCACCCAAGACCGGCGTGAGCATCGGCAGCAGCACAGCGCCCATCTCGGTCGTAAAGTCTTTGACGCTCGCCTGCGCAGACTTCATCTGATTCGCGAATGAGTCTTGCGTGCGTCCGAGATCGCCCTGCGCGTCGCTCGTGCTCTGCATAATGAGCGCCATCGTCGCCGACGCTTTCGCCGTATTCGACAGCTCGCCGCCCACGTCCATCAAGCCCAGCTCAAGCGCCTTCGCTTCAATCGCGGCGGCGTTGAGAATGACGCCGTACTTTTTCATGCCCTCCGTTTCGCCGACAAGAGCGCTGTTTATGTCCGAGACTACGTCGGCGGTGTTGAGATTGTTAAAGGACGCCATATCGCCCGCCAGCGTCAAGACTTGCTGGCTCATATCAGCCGCCTGGTCGCGTGCCATGCCGAACGGCACGAGCAAGTCTTGCACCGAAGCAAGCATCCCTTTCGCTTCGGCTTTGGTGAGGCCCATCGAATTCGAGACTGAGTCGCTCCAGGCGCCGACTTCGCCCGCCATGTCCTTGAAGACGGTGTTAAACTTCGACTTTGTCTCTTCGGCGTCCGACGCCATCTGCACAGCTTTGACGCCGAACGCGAGCGCCGCCGCGCCCGCCGCTGCAAAGCCGACGGCCAACGTCTTGCCGACGGTCGCAGCGAGACTCTTAAAGCTCGACTCTGCGCGTGCCGCCGGTGCACTCGCTTTGTCGCTGGCGTTGATCGCTATGTCGATTACATAGTTAGGCATTTGACGAGCCTTGCTTCGACGATTGAACTGAGAAGACGCTCAGTTGACCCGCACCCAGAAAGCGCATGAGCAGCAAGCGCACTTTGGTCTGCATCATCGGCGGGTAGGCTGCGAAGACGAGCGGGTCGATGTGCAGCAGCGCAGGCACGAGAATCAAGTCGGCATACTCTTGCGGCGGCGCGACGAGCCGCCCCCGTTTGTAGGCACTGTGGAAAGCATCGACGGCGTCGAGGTCTGGAACGAGGCTAAAAAACCTTGCATCGCCAGCTCAAGCCCGCTCTTGCACGCCCAGAGTCGAAACGCAAACGGAGCGTGCCGACTGAACGGCTCGCCCTTGTCGGCGGGCCAATTCTCGACTGAGTCGATCACGGCGTCGGCATTCTGCACGCCCATCGAAGTCGCCCAAGACTCGAATTGCTCTTCGCTCGCCATCATGTTATAGACGACGACCACCGCTTCGAGTCCCGGCAACGGGCAGGTTACTCGACTTGTCTCTTGCATGAGTCTCCTTATAGCGAAACGTTGGTGTCGAGCGACCAGCTCATCCAATGCGGCGTCGTCACCTGCGTGTAGGGCGTCTCGACTTGAAACGTCGCCGCCATCACAACCTCGTCATTGCTGCGTGCGTGCGCGATGACCGTCGGCAAGAAGCGCCCCGTTAGCTTGAGCACGAGCTGCTCTGCGTCGCCGCCGTTGAGCGTGAGTTGTAACTCCTGATAGGTGCGCAACTCGGCTTTGCGGCGCACGACCGCATAGGTCGCCTGATTCGTGCGCATCGTCACTTGCAGCGCTGCGACGGGCGCTTGATGACGCACGCCCGAATAGAAGAGCTGATTCTCGTCTGCCGCCCAGAGCGGGCGAAGTCCGAAGTCGCAGTCGAATTGCCAATCGAGCAGCGCCTTGTCGGTCGCAGTCATCGTCGTGAAAGCGCCGCCCGCCACCGTCGCGTCTTCTAGCTCAAGCGTCGAGAGCAACGTGCGCATCATACCGACTTGTGCCGGTAGTGTGCTCGTCGGACGTGCGAAGCCCGCCCCTGCGTTGTCGTCTATCGACGCGCCGTACCATTGCGACGTGAGCGCAATCTCTTTCGTATTGATGTTGCCCGCCAGCGAGAACGCTTCGAGATGGCAGTCGCGCACTCGAATCATCGGCCCGGTTGCGCCTAGATTTTCGTTCCCGCCAAAGAAAGCCGTATACGCTCTTGGCACGCCGACGGCGCTCGGATTTACTGCGTCGTCGTAAGCGTATGGGCCGACGCCCGTCGGCGTGATATGGTCGTGGCCCGCATTGAAGAGCACCGGGAGCATCTCGAAAAACCCCGTGCCGTTGAGCGTGAAACGTGCGTGCTGCGCGACTTGTGCGACAATCGTGCGCGGCGTCCAATAGCCCGTATCCCACTCGGCGCTGTGCTCTTCTTGTGCGTCCTCATAGTCTCCGACGAGCGGCACTTTCATCGACGCCGCGACGGGCGTGCCGAAGACGGTTTGCTTACCGAGATACGCAGATAGAAACTTCGTCGTCGTGCTCATGCTCTACTCTCCTATCACGTGCACCAAAATGCGAAACTCTTCGATCCTATACTGCGTATTCTCGATCTCGACGTAGCCCATTTGTGAGCGCACTTCGTCGAAGCGGATATCATTCCAGAGCGCATTGACGACGTTGTCGAGCATCTTTTGACGCACGTCCTGCGATAGGTCGTCGAGTCCATCTTCCGACGCACCGGCGTCGTCACGCTGCCAGAGCAGCGTCACGATATAACCGTGATGCTCGTCGGCGTAGCCGGGAAAGCGCGTGAGCGTGCCGTCGCTGTGAATCATGCCGACGGGCGTGCCTGCCTGAAAGTCTTTGGTTTGGTGGTCGTAGACGGCGCGAAAGGTCGCAATCTCGTCGAGCAGCGCTGCGAGTGCGAAGCGCGTCTCTTTGCGACTCGTGAGCACTGTGCTCATTGCTGCCCGCCCGTCACGCGCTGATGAAAGAGACTTGTCACACGCGGCCCCTCTTCGACGACCGTGCGCCGAAAATAGCCGTGCGCGCCGCCGCGCCGCTCCTCGAAGAGACTGTATGCGACGTTGGTCGCAACGTGGCCGACGAGATTGTCGCCCTGGCCGTGCTTCTCAGTAAAGAGGCTATTCTTGAGCCGCCCCGTATCGACGTGCACGATGCCCGCCGCGTATCTGTGCGTCATGCCGAGCGCCAAATCCATCGTGTCGTCGAGTCCATCGCCGGGGGTGACCTCGTATTGGATGCGACGCAGCTCGTCTTGCAGAGCGACGAGATCGGTCACGGCGGCTCTATCGACGAAGCCCGCCTCGAAGAGCGAATTCGGCATTATGTGCCTTTCACCTGCTGCACGATCAACTCAAGGCAGCTCGTCTCGCCGTTCTCTATATCTGCCCACTCTGAGACGTGATGCACTGGATACTCGACGCTTGCGACGACGAGCCGGTCGCCTTCCCGAATATCCGGGAGCGCTGCGTCGTCGATGGGAACGTGGTAGCAAACTTTATACTCGCGTGGCGAGTTGATGCCGACGATCTGCGTCGTCTCCTGCGTGAGCGGCCAGAGCGGGGTAATCTGCACGGAAGCGACGTGCGTCACGAGCGCGCCGCGCACGCCGCCGCCGAGCACTTGCGCCCGCTTCGTCGATGCTTCGACAGTGCAGAACTCAAGCGCGCTCACGTCAACGCAACCAATCTTTGTGCGTGAGCTTTCCAAACTGAATCGTCATCGAAGAGCCGCCCCCGCTCAACATCTCGTCGATACTGCCCGCGATCTGCGACCTGCTCTCGCTGCGCGGCCCAAGCGTGACGTCCGTTTCGAGCGCATACTTTGCGCGCAGTCGACGCAGCAACGCCGTTTGCGCGGCGTCTAAAACGTCATTGACTTCGCTCGCAAAGAGCTGCGTCACGTCGGCGTCGCCGTAGACGTTGACCGCCCCGATCTGTCTGAGCGCTTCGTCGATGGCGTAAGTGTAATCGCCTTCGGGTCCGATACTCGACGGCGTCGAGCTAAGGCCCGCATCGGCGACCAGCTCGGCAAGACTCGCGGCGAGCTGCGCTGCAATCTGCGCACGTGAGATCGGCAAGCCGCCACTGAGCAGCGTCGCCGTATCGACGAAGCACGCACCGCCCGCGCTCGCAAACGTGATATTGCTCTGCGCAGTCGCAGGCGCAAAGACGAGCACAGCCTCACGCCACGCGTCGAGCGGCGCGCCCACGTAGGGTTGCGCGACTGCGCCGACGGTGACGGTGAGCGTCGCGCCCGTCGCAAGCCGGTAGAAGAGGTGCAGCGTATAGAGCACGTCTGCGGCGAGATCCACTTGCTGCGTGAGCGACTCGGCGGCGTCGAGCTGCGCTGCGCCGGGACGCGGATAGCCGAGCGTGAGCGAAGAGCCGCCTGTGCCGCTCCACTCGTCGCTGTCTACGCCGCCGTCGAAGGATGCGGCGGAGAGCAGATTCGGCACGCGTGTCTGCGTGACGAGCGTCATCTATTTGGCTCCCTCCGGAGGCCGGGGAACGCGCGGCGCTCGCTTCGCCGTCTCATCTGTCGGCGCAGGCGCGGCGGCTGCGCTGTCGGCGGCGTCTTTGTTCGCTGCTGCGACTTCGGCGTCGGCTTTCTTGAAGTCGAGCACTTCGGCGGGCGTCGCCGGGCGGCTTCCTGCAGGCGGATCCATATCGGCGGGAATGCTATGCACGACGCCGAATTCGTTGACGATCCACTTGTCTTTGTCTTCCCTTGTCTCACGTGCTTCTCTCGTCTCTCGTGCTTCTCTGGGGTCTTTTGCTGCGGGTTGCTCTGCCACTTGTCGATACCTTTCTGTGCTAGTCTCGTCGCCGGAGCGGGTCGCCCTGGGAAGCGCCCGCTCCGTGTGACGAGGTAAAAGGAGGAACACCCGTTGAGGTGGGAACCGCTATGCGCCTTCGGTGCCGCGAATCACAATCGCATGATTGTCGCGCAGCTCGGCGACGCCGTAGAGAATGTCGAGCGTCACTTGCACGCCGAGGTGCGACGCGTTGTAGGCGTACAGCACCCGAATCGACAAGCCGCCCTCGTTCATCGTCACGCCCCTGGCCCCGGTGTCGGGCGGGGGAGGCGGGAGCGGGCGGGTCGCCATCATAATCGCGTCGCGGTGAAATGCGAGATTCTTTGTCTCGGACGTCGCCGTCGGCACAAGCTGGCTCATCAAGTGCGTGAAACCGTACTTGCGGCCCATGACCGCCTCTGAGACTGCGCTGCCGGAGTCGCCAAACTCCGCGCTCGTGAGCTTGTCGTTATTGAGCAGCGCCGCCTCTGCGTCCTCGTGCCACACGATGTAGCGATTGTCCTGCGGCGCTTTGGCCGCGTTGAGCAGTCGCCGCGCTTCCGTGATCGTGGCCGCGACGATGCCGCCGCCGCCGGTCGTGGCGTTGATCGGCGTGGTGCTGAAACCCGCATAGAGCGCCAGAATGTCGGTGTCCACCTGCTCGGCGATTGCGCCGACGGCGTCGTCGATATAGCCCTGGATGATGTCCTGGTTGCTCTGCGCCGCCGCCACGTCCTCGATGATGAAGCTCACCTCTTTGTGCTTATTGAGCGTGAGCGGCAGTGTCGTCGCCGACGGCGTTTGCAGCGTGACGACCGTATTCGCCGCCTTGTTGTTGACGGTCAACGTGCCGCGCACCGGCACATTGACGATATCGCCGAACCTTGCGACCTCGTTCTCGAAGTTGCGGTTGACGAGCTGCGCCATGACCGTGCGCGCTCTGAGCCGACCCAATGCGGTCGCCGCCCAAATCTCAGGGATAAAGGCAGCGGCTTCGGTGACAGTTACGTTTGCCATAGTTCACCTTCCGGCAGCGTTTTAGCTGCCCACGACGCGACCCTGTGCGTACGCCTGGCGTATCTCGTCCTGATGCTCACGCACGAACTTCGGGTCGCTCAACTGTTGACGGGTGAAGGTCACAGGCTGGCCCCCTTGCGGCGGCGGCGGGATGCCGGGCGTCGCATGTCGTGTTACGGTCGCAGGCTGCTGCACGAGGCCGAGGAGCGTGTCGGCGTCGAGTGTCATCTCCTCTTCCGTGCTGCCCTGCAAGCGCATGACGAGCGTCGCCGGTAAGCCTTTCGCCGCGCCCACCTTGAGCGCGAGTCGCAGCCGAGTCGCTTCGTTGGAATCGCTTTGCGACTGCTGCGCTCTTTGTGCCTCTGGCTCCGGTGTAGGAGCGGTGGGGCGCAATGCCTGTAACGCGTCTTCTACGTCTGACCACTCCTCGAATCCGAAGCGCTGCGCAGCCTCACGCAGCGCGGCCCGTTGCGCTTGACGCTTCGAGCCGCTCACGAACTTGTCGAGATCGGCTTGCGTTGCGAAAGCGCGGAACGGCTCAAGCGTCGAAGGGGTCGCCGCCGAAGGTGGAGTCGGCGTAGTCTCGCCCGGCGCAGGCGTCGCAGTCGTTGGCGCGCCGTTATAGGGCGTCGGCTGCTGCGGCGGTGTCCCGGTAGGTTGTGCGTCGCTCATGTGAGAAGCTCCCCGCGCTTACCGTGCGCGTGACGTGTGCTATATGCTCATGCTAGTCTGCGCGCTTCGATAGTTCAGACTGCGCGCTCGACTGCATAGAAGCCGTTGTCATTGCCCCCTGCTCGAAAAGGGGATGATGCATGACTACACTGCTGCGACAATTCCAGTGCGCGGGCGGCGCTTGCACCGTCGGCGCAAATTGCGGCGTCCCCGTCAAGATAAACGGATCGCCGACTCGTTGTATCTGCCCATGCGCGCGCAGACAACAGTCGGTGGTGCGCTCGTTGATTACGGCCATCCACTGTTTGCGCACCTGCGTCGCGCCGCGTGCGTTGACTGCGTCGAGCACGTTGAGCTTTGCCTGATTCGCGGCGGTGATGACCGTGCGGCGCACCATGAGCTGCGCACTCGTCGCGCCGTTGCGCCATACGGCGGGCGTCTCGCCGACGGGAGTCGCACCCATCAGTCGAGCGACGAGATCGGGGAACGAAAGCCCCTGCGCAAGACCGCTTTGTAAGTGACGTGTCATCGTGACGAGCACGCTGCGCGAAGCGACCTGCGCTTGAGCTAAGGCCTGCGGCAAGAAGCGCTCGATCATGGGCGCTTCGAGCGCTGCAAAATTGCCAAGCGGCGCTCGAAACTCAGGCGGCAAGAGCGCCATCTCGCGGCCCATCGTTTCGAGCGCAAGCTCAGTCGAAGAGCGCACCACGTCGCGCAGCACGACGCCCGTCTGCCGCTCAAGCGCAGCGAGTCGCTTCTCGACGCCGCGCAGCAGAGCCAGGCGGCGCATGAGGTCGAGCGAAGCGCCAGGCGTGAGCGTCGCCGCGCCCGTCCAGCGACGCAGCAGATAATCGACGATCTCCCGCCGTGCGTCGTTGTAAGCGAGTGCGACTTGTCGAGCCGCACGCGTCTCGGCGTGCTCAAGCGCGAGCATATGATTGTCGAGCGTCGTCGAGCGGCGCGGGAAAGGTCTAGGCATCACAGCGTCCCTATTGCCGTTTGCACAATGCCCGCCACGACGCCGTAGCCAGTGGCGTTGAGATGGGTAGCGTCTGCGTAGTAGGTCGCATTTAGCTCGTCGCCCGCATCGCCAATAAGACTGCTCCCCGCCACGTCCGCCAAAGCGTTGGCAAAGGTCGCCCAATTGTTGCGAATGGAGGTGTTGAACGTGCCGCGCTGTGTCTCCAGGTCGCCGGGAGGGGAGCCGCCTGAGCGCGGTAGCATCGTCACCGCCACCACCAGAAAGCCCGCCGCCTGCCGTGCCGCACAATAAGCAACATAGTCTGCGTAGGCGTCGGCCCCCGACTCTGCCCCGTAAATATCATTCGTTCCGGCCCACGCAACGCAGATGTTCTTGCCCGCAGCCGACCACCCCATGCCGTCCGTTAGCTGCGCGTGCGTCGCCATATCGTCTATCGTTTCGCTGCCGACACCCAGATTTATCACGCCGTAAGACGTGCCGAGCAGGGTCGCCAACTGCGCGGGATAGGATGACGCGGCAACGGCCCCGGTACCAAGCGTCAAACTGTCACCCTCGCAAACCACCGTCCACGGGCCACGCAAGTCGGGCCACGTTGCGGCCCACTTGGTCGCGAGATAGTTGCACAGGTCGTTGATTTCTGTCACGAGCAAACCGTCATTGAACGCAAACGCTTCGCCCATGTCGCCAGTAAAATTAGGCCCGCCGCCGTAACCCATCAATTGTAGCGTGCCAGCTATAGCATTGTTGAGCGTATCGGTAAACTCTGCCTCTCTCAGGATCACGCCGTCCACAATGATGCGCCCCGCCCCCAATTTGCGGTGACAGACGACGACGTGCCAATTGTTATCCCATCCCACCGGCTGCGCCACTGTGATGCGCCCGCCTGCGTCATACTGGCCGAAGTCGAAGTAAATCGTGTCGCTGTAGGTGCAGAATATGTTGACGGCGTTACTCGCGTCGTTCATCCAGGCGAAAGCGAAGTTGTCCGTGCCTGGCCCATGCTTGAGCACCAGCACCACCGTGCCGACGTTCGTGCCAAACAGAGCACTCCCCGTCACGCTGGCGCGTGTGAGGATGTCGCCACCGTCACCGCGCCCGATACTGAGTCCGTTCTGGATTGCCGCTTTCCACGCCGGTCGGCTGCCCGCCGTGCCCTGCGTCAAATGCCGCCCGTCGCCCGACTTGTCACCCAGATAGGCCACGCCGTCATCCGCTTCGGCAGGATTGGTGGCGATGGTATCCTCATACACGGTCGGCGCGTCGGAAAAATCCCACCAGCCGGTGAGCGCGGCGAGGTCGAGCGGGGAGAATGCACCGCCGCCGCCGCCATGCGAACGAAGTAGGTTTGTTGCGACAAAGCTCCTTGTCACTGCGTCCACGTCGCCGACCTATAGCTCAATTAGATAGCAGACGCAGCCGCCCGTCATCGCATTGCCGCCCGCCGTGACTGCAAGCGAGAGCGTGCCGTCGACGAGCATCAGCGCGTACGTCGTGAGCGCAACGCCGACGTTGCTGTGCTCAAGCTCACGCGGATAGTAAGTCTTGTCGATGTTGGCGTCGGTGAGTGTGAGCAGCACTTTGTCGGCCATCCCCAACGGGCGGGCGCTGCAAGAGAGCACTGCGTCGACGCCGTCGACGAGCGTGCCGTCGATCCACTCGACGGCGTGCAGCAGGTACGCTTTCCCTGCGTCGAGAATGTCGCTTGCTGAGCCGACGCCGCCCGCGTTGGTCGTGACGCTAAGTTGGATCGTAATCATGCGTTGCTCTCCTCTATATCGACTTCGTTGGCATCGACTTCGACTTCGCTATTGCGTAGTGATGGCGCTGCGACGCTCATGCTCTCGCTGCTGCTCATCGCCTGTTGCATCTTGAGCGCAAGTCGCGCCTCTTCGAGTCGTATCGCATCAAACTCGCTCACCGGACGTACAGGGCGTTTGTAGTCGAAGCTGTGCGGCGCGAGCAGCGGCGCAAGCCCATCGACGCCGACGGCAACCGCAGCCGCCGCCGCCATCCTATGCGCATCGACGAGCGCGGCGTCGTATCGTCTGCGCATACGCCAGATTTTTACGTCCAGCTCGATGAGTTGTATCTCTAAGGTTTCGGTCGCGATCTGGTCTTTGGCGCGCAAGTCGTCGAATGACAACTCCGGCAGCGCGCTCTTCGCTTCGCTCTTGACGCTCTCGACGAAAGAGAGCGTGCCGGGAACGTCGATCTCGGCGAGAATCGCTTGCAGCTTCGCCTCTTTCGGCATATACCAGACTGAGCCGCCCTTTTCAGCCTCTTCGACTTTCGACGCTCCGAACGCGGCCCACACCGGCTCAGCGTGCCGCCCGATGATATCGCCCAGATACGACGCCATCTCATTCACACGGTCAATCTGCGCCATGACTTTGCCAAACGTGGGTCTGCATTCGCTGTCATTCTTGACCGGCACGGCGGGAACGAAGCCGAGCGGGTTCGGGTAACGGTTGGGGTTGCCGCCGTAGCTGTGCGGCTCGCCGTTGCGATACGTGCGAATCTCAAGCGGCGTAATCGCTTCGGCGTACTCGAAAGTGACACCCTGCTCGTCGCTCATCGCTCTATCGACGACGAGCAAGAGATCGACGACTTCGCCTTCCTGCGCGTGCTTGCACAAGTAGCCGTGCTCCGGCTTGAGACGCAGTATCTTGACGACGCCGCGCTCAACGTCGGGAACAATCTTGAGCAGCGCTTCGCCTGTCTCCGTCCCGTCTTCGAGCCAGTCGTCTGCGCCCACGTCCCAACCCGACCACTCATAGAGCAGCGCTTGCGCTTCGACAATCGCGGCGGGCGTCTTCTTGTCAAGCTCCCACGGCTGCATAACGCCCGGCACGAGCGCAATGTCGAGATCGACGGCTCGACTCAGGATGTTGAAGAGCGCAGTCGTCTGCGCATAGAGCTTGTGTGCGAGCTTGAAGGCGCTGTCGGCGTAGATTGTGCCGTCGGCATAGCGTCGATGCTTGATGAGCCGGTTCAGGCGGCTGTGAAACTGCGCAGCGTGCGGTCGATATTCGGGCAAGCCGAAAATCGACGCTCCGGTGACGCTGCTCTTACCGTCGGCGGCTGGCATAGAAATCTACCTTCCCGATCTTGATCGTCCCCTGGTCGCCGTCGAGATACATCGCTGCATAACGCAGTGCGTCGAGTCCGTGATTATCCACGTCGATAGGTTCCTCTTTCGCTGCTCTGCTATCGTTGGTCGGCTGCCAGGCGTAGGCGGGAAACTCATCGACGACGCTCGTCGGCTTGAAGCGCAGCGCGAGCGCGGCGTCACGCTCGACGAGCGAATCACGCAGCACGAAGAGACGCGCTTTGCCGTCGCCCTGCGTCTTGAGTCTGAACTGCACAGCTTCAATGCCGACCTTGATGCGCTTGTCGGCGGCAATCGTCTCGATGCCGTTCTGTCGCAGCGTCGCCCTGTCCTCGGCGTCGTGGTCGGCGATGTATGCGGAGATGCGCTCGTCTTTCTGCAAGAGCGCTTTCATCTGCGTCGCATGGTCGCGCACCGTCGTCTGCGTCTTGTATAGCTCACGATAGAGATACATGCGCCCGTCTTCGTCAATCGCCCAATACTGAGCGGTGTAGGGGTTTGTGTAGCCGAAGTCGATTGAGCAGATACGCCGCCATGAGGCGGGAATGTCGAAGCGGTCAATCAGATGCACGGTATTGTCGAAGTCCTCATAGACCATCCCTTCGACGCCGACCCACAGGCCATGACGGCCGCGCTTGAGCCGCACGCCGGTCAATGCGTCGAGCGCTGTCATTGTCGTCGCGCCGAGCGCAGTCTGCGCGCCCGTATCGGGATCGTAGAGGGTGGGGTTGTCTTCGTGCTTCGACTTGAAGCGCTTGAGCCGCTCACGCTGCAATATCCAGTGCGTCGGCTTGTCGGGATTGCAGTCGGACATTACCTGCGGGTAGGGCACGTTCCCCGCCCGCCCCGTCGCTCTGCCCGTGAGCAGCTCATAACTGTCGAGCGGCAGCTCTTCGAGTTGATTGACGTAGATATAATCGTATTCACCGCTCAAGAACTTCGCGGGATTATCCAGCCCGCCGAGCGTGATCGTCGAGCGATTCGGGTAGACGTACCGCTCTGGCGAGTTGCCGCCAATCGGCACGACGCCACACTTGGGATGATGCGGCGGATAGGGCAGCACTTTGTTTTCGTAAGAGACGACTGCGGTATGCTTCAAGCTCGAATAGGTGCGGCGCACCATGAGCGCACGTGCGCCGGGATACTTTGCGCAGAGCGCATGTAGTTTGTTGAGCGCGCCTATCGTCTTGCCCGTTTGATACGGGCCGTCGAGCACGACTTCAGGGCCTTTGTAGCACCAGAACGCGTAGGCAGCCCCGTATCCTTTATAGCCGAACGCGGAGTCGTCGGGCGCTTCGATGATGGCGTAAGTCTTCGCTGTGCTCATAACTCGTCGATGGGCATTCTCAGAACTGCAATCGGCGTCGGCTTGCCGTCGCCGTCGGTGACTTCGTGTCGCTCGCCCCAGCCCCGTTTTTTGGCGGCGGGCGACGCTTTGAGCGTCCAGATAATGGCGGTCATATCGCCTTCCAGCACCTTCGTCTTGAGCCTCGACTCTGCGTAATCGACGAGCGACTCGCGCTCGTCTTCGACGATCTCACGCAGCGACGCCGACGCTTTGATGCGATGAAAGAGCGTCGAGCGGCCCACGCCCAGGCTGCGGGCGGCAAGAGCGACGTTCCCAGCGCTGGCGCTCAGTGCGGCGGCGATCTGCTCTTTCGTCGCCTTTTTTTTACGCCGTGTCAATGCGTCTGATCTCCGCTCTAGCGAAGCGCAATCCAACCGGCGAAGTTGAGCCAGCGCCAAAAGCAATCGACATGTCGAAAGCCGACCATCGACAATAGCTCTTCGTTCCAGCGCGCCGTCATCGGCACGAGCACGCCTTCGAGACTCAGACGCTTGCGCTCGATCTGCTCTTCGCTGTAGCCGTTGTCGGCTTTGAGTCGGTAATAGAGATCGACCATCGTGCGGTCGATCTTTGCGCCGGAGCCGAGCACCTTCTCGACGAGCAGCAGCGCGCCGCCCTCGACGGTGTGGTCATAGATGTCCTGCATAATGCGCAGCCGGTATTCAATCGGTGTGAATTGCAGCGTGAGCACGCAGAGCGTCACGGATGCGGCAACCTGGGGATAGTCTGAGCGCAGGTCGAGCTTGCGAATCTCGACGACCCCGGCGTCGATCAGGCCCCGGAAGCGAGAGCGGGCTGCGTCGAGCATTGCGTCGGAGACTTCGACGCCCACAAAATGATTATTGACGCCAAACTTATCGAGAAGCGCAGCCATCGCCTCGCCACGTGAGCAGCCGAGATCGACAATCGCCGTATTGCGTTGAGCGTAGCGCGTCGCGAGGTCGAAGCACGTTTGACGCATGACTTCGTACTGCGGGATGGAGCGGGCGAGCATATCGTCGAAAGCGGCGGCGACGGAATCGTCGAAAGCCCACTTTGTTCCCGGCGTCGTCTCGTCTCTAGTCAACGTTTGCATTTGTCGAGTATCTCCGTTGCAATCGTGCGCGCAATCGCCGCCATCATTACGGGCGGCACGGCTCTTCCGAGTCGCTCCCATTGCTGCGCGTAGGTTCCGGTGAGAATAAAGTCGTCGGGAAAAGCACAGATGCGCTTAAGCTCTGCAATCGAGAATTTGCGCTTCTCAGTCGGGTGAGTGACAGATGCGGCGCTCACAAACCCAGTCGGCGAGAATGTGCCATTCGACGGGCAGGTGATTGTCGGACAGGGCGCGTCGAGCGCGGGCAGCGAAAGACTGCGATACTTTTCGCTCGTCTGGCCGGGGCGCAGCTTGTCCCACTCGTCGCCGATAGCATATCGAGCAATGTCGGTATCGGCCTCGACCATGTAAGAACTCAAGTATGCTGTCTCGCTCACGCGTGCGCCGTCGCTCTGCACGACCGTGCCAGAAGGTCGATTCGCAGACTGCCAGTTATCGGGCGAGCCGCCGAGACGAATCGAGCGAATCCAGGGGATCGCGTCGCGTACCGTATAGCGGTAAGACAGGGGTGCAGGAAAGACCGGGTCGAGCTGCAAGTCGTCACGCACGCCGACAAAGATGATGCGCTGTCTCGCCTGCGGCACGCCGAGCCATTGCGCATCGAGCAGCTTCGAGCGCACCCGATAGCCGCACGCTTTGAGCGCGGCAAGAATCTCCAGAAAGAAACCTTTGGCCGTGCCTTTGATCAGTCCCGAAACGTTCTCGGCGACAAAGACTTTCGGTTGCAGCCCCTGCACGAGACGCGCATACTCAAAGAAGAGATCGTCCACGCGCTGCGTCGTCTCTGAGTAGGGCTTGACTTTGCCCCACCCGGCTTCCCGCTTGCCGGAAGTCGAGAAAGAAGCGCACGGCGGTGAGCCGTCGAGCAGGTCGAGATCGCCGACTTCGAGCTTGAGCGTGTCGAGAATCTCCGCAGGCGTAATCGAGCGAATATCTCGCTCGTCGAGCAGCGTATCGGGGTGATTCGCTCGGTACGTCTCCTGAGCGGCGGGGATGAACTCGTTGGCCCAGAGCACGCTATAGCCCGCCATCTTATAGCCGAGCGACGAGCCGCCGCAGCCGGAGAATGTCGAGATCGCCGTATAGCCGTTGCGCGGAGTCGCACGAATCTCGGCCATCGACGGCACGCGATAGGGCGGCTTTGCGACAGATGCTTCTTTCGTAAGAATCATTTAGGCTTACCGCTCCACGTATAGCCGCACTTGGGACAGTGATAGGCCGTCTCGATCTCTTCGTCGTATTCGGCAAAGTCGCTCGGCGGCTCGACGGGCGACGGAATCAACCCGGCCTGAGCGGCGAGCGCCGTGAGCAGCTCTAAGACGGCGGCGTCCTCAGTCTGCACGTCACGCAGCAGAGCGTCGAGCGCAGCAGCGTCGACTTCGGCCAGCGCCGCGAGCGGGTCGAGCGCGGCGAGCAAGAGACGCGCTTCGGCGTCTGAAACGTCGAGAATGTCGGTCGGCCATGCGCTGCCTGTGCTCAGACGCAAATGCCCGTCGATGAGCGTGAGCGCGCCGTTTGCCTCTTCGCTATAGTAGGCCGTGAGCGGCGCTGCGATTCCGACCTCGTCGAGCACGCCGCGCAGCGCAGCCGCTTGATGGGCGGGATGCTTGCGCCAGTTAAGCGGGTTCGTGCGCAGCTCGTCGGCGGTGACGACACGCTGCTCGACGATGCGGTTGCGGAACCTGGGCGAGACTGCGCTCAACCCTGGGACGGTTTCCGGCCCCAAAATTGCAGAACCGCGACGGGGCGCTGCGCTCATATCCCCGGCACGCCCCACCGTAGCAGATAGACGATGAGGATCACGAGCAGCGCGACGATCATCCAGCGCTTTAACTCTGCGTCGATGGGCAGATACGACACGAGCGCGGCAAGAATGAAGATGATGAGAATTGCGACGACGAGACCTTCCACGAGGCGTTTGTCTCCGGGCAAACGAAAAAGCGGGATTGCGCTCTGAGCACTGGAGCACAACCCCGCCTAACGGCCTTTGTATTCGGTTGGCGCAACGTTAGCACGTCACGCCGACTCTGTCAATGTTACTCGCTGCGCTGCATACTGAGTTTCTCGCGGATATAGTCGCTCACGGTCAGGCCGTGCGCAGTCGCGACACGCTGCAAGGTGGCGTGCTCTTCGTGCGTGACACGCAAGCGCACGTAAGTCGTGAGCGCGTCGGGCTTGCGGTAGCCGACTTTGCGCCCGGAACCGGGTCGAGCGCCGCCGCGCTTTGTGAGTGTCGTCTCAGTCATCGTGTAATCTCCTCAGTTCTCAAGAATCGGGCGCAAGATAGAGTGCTGCGTCTTTCGTGCTCATGTTTAGTAGTCTTCCCCGCGCTCGACGTTGGCGATGAGCTGCTCGATGTTTGCGTTGCGACTCATAAAGCCGTGATTCGCAGTCGTCATAATCACGAGATGGTCGAGAATGTACGCTTCGGTGTGGCGGTCGCCGGTGACTTCGACATACTTGCGCAGCGCTTCGATTGCGGTGAGCATATGCTCTTGCGCAGTGTAGAGCAGCTCAAGCGCTGCGCCTTCGTCGTCTGATTCGCTCAGCGCTTCGATGCGCTCGATTGCGCTCATCTCGCGGCGCTCGTCGATCTCTGCGTCGCGCATCTCATAGCTCGGCATATCATCGAAGTTGATCTCTTGCTCGGTAAAGTGTCGCATTTGTGTCGTCTCTCTTTCGCTGGTGGGTTGATTGAATCAAAAGCGATTCGCACGAGCTTCGTGAGCGAGCGACTCGTCGTCGATGCGCTCCCAATATCCCTTGCGCGTCCCCGTCGTGACGACGAAGACTTCGCGCCCGTCGCGCAGGTAAGCGAAGTGGCCGTTGACTGCGTCGAGCTGCACTGCGTTCTCAAGTGCGAATTGACGACGCATCATCGCGGGCATCTTCGTCGCTTCGACCCACTTGCCTTTGAGCATGTGCAGCTTCGTGACGTATCCCCGCTTTGCGCTTTCTGTGACGTTTGGTGTGCTCATTGTGTCGTCTCTTTCTCTAGTGCTTCGTTAAACTTCATTGACTACATGATACTACACCTAATCAAACTACGCAAATTGAGAAAGCGATGATCTGCATATAAAGACAACGCGCACGAAGTCGATCTCGTGCGCGTTGCTCAGCTCGACGACTGCGCTTATGCTTGCATCTTGCTCACGTCGTCGGCGAGTCGCTCCAGTGCGTCGGCGATGCGCTTGAGCTGCTCGACTTGTGCGACTTGCGCCCAAAAAGCGACGTTGGTGATGGTCGCAGTATTGCCGGTGACGAAGTCGAGCCAGCGCGGATCGTCGGAATCTTTCGGCTCGTTGATGACGCCGTCGAGCCAGTGCTGCATAACGTCGTAAGCGCGTTGCGGTTCTTGCGTTGCCATGATGATTCTCCTCAGTCGATAGATAGACGGGGCAGTCAAGACGACTGCCCCGATTGTTGAGCTAACTTGAGCTTACTTTTATGCTCTGCCGTTGGCGACGTGCGCGGGCGCAGGCGTCTGCACAGCGACGGCGGCTTCGTTGAGCTTCTTGCGAATCCCGTCGATGAGGCTAGTGCACTCTTTGACGGTGAGATCGATGCTCGACAACGCACTGCCCGACGAGATGCTATTGACGAGCTGCGCCCTCTTCGCGTCCCATCCCTCTTTGTACAATTGACGGCCAATCTTGTGCATCTCATTGAGCTGCGACTGCGACGCTTTCTTGGCGTTGCCCGTCGCCGTCGGCGCGGGGTCTGCGGGCGCAGCGCTCTTCTCGACGAAGGGATTGTCTTCATCGACGCTCGGCGGCGGCGGTGCTGAGCGCTGCGTCGCGGGCGCTGCGGCGGGTCGCTGTGCCGCAGTCTGCGTCTTGCGCTGCGCCTGCGGCTGCTCAGTCGCTTCGCCGTCGGGATCGTCGCCGCCTGCGCCGACGACGAAGAGCTTGAGCAGAAAGACCTTCGTCGCGTTGGTCATCGCTTTGTTGAGCGCCCGATCTGGGTTGCCGTAGTCGATGCCTTCGCCCGCCCACGCAGCAGCGAAGACGTTGCCGTCGGCGTCTGCAATGTGCATCAAGAAGCGAGCACGCGTGCGCGTGAGCGCTTTCCCGTTCGCCGTCTGCGTGTCGAGCGATTCAACATCGAGCACGGTCGGGATGATCACTAGCCCCTGCGCGGCCATCTCTTTGCCGATGCGGTCGAGTGCAGCGTCGCTCGACACGTAGTTATAGTTCCCCTGCGGGTTGTAGCCGTCTTTGGGCAGACTGCGAATTGCGCTCATCACAGCGGCGATGCGCTTGAAGAGCGCCCCGTTTGTCGTCGATACTGCGTCCATTATGATGATCTCCCTACCTTCTTGAGAACGTCTTTCGCTGCTGCGTCAAATTGCGCTTCGAGCATCTTGCTCTCGACGAGATCGTCGCGGCTGCGCGTCTTGAAGTATCGCACTTGCGCCGCCCTCATCTTTTGCCCGACGAGGAGCGCCATCTCCATCTCGATCATGATAGTCTCTATGTCCATAAGAGTCTTTCTGCTCGCGTACAAAGCGCACGAGCGCGCTTGCTCAGTCTAGTATCGCCAACGGTTGATGCGGTCGTAAGACTCTTCGAGGTCGAGCAATTGCTCTCGCCGTCCTTCGACGGTGCGACGCTCAAGCGCAAGCGCACGCTCTTCGGCGATCTCCGCGTCGCGCTGTATCTGCGCTTCGCTTGGTTCTTGCGGCACGTCGATATCGTGCTGCGCTTTCCAGCTCATAAACGCTGCAATATCTTGCGCCTCTTCGAGCGTGACTTCGAGTAGCACTTTCACTTTGCACCCCCGCGACTGTAGAAGTTAACGTCTGATTCGATGCCGCTGCAAAACGGGCAGAGTCGCGGCCCCATCTTTTGATTCTTGAGACGACGCTCAACGTCGCGCCCGCCGTCCCAGATGCGCGTCACGACGAAGTCGATCCCGCGCTCTTTGGCGACTTCGGTGAGACGAGCGCCATGCCCGGAGCGATGTAACTCGATGCGCTTCGCAACGTCGTCGGCATAGCCGATATAGTGCTGCGTTGTGTGCTTGTCTGAGATCGGCTTGAGAAAGTGCAAGAGATAGACGCTCATGCGGGCACCGCCGCGAGCAGCTTCGCAAAGAGCGCTGCGTCGATGCGCTGCTCGTCGAGCCATCCGACGCGAGCGACGATGCTCGGACAGGCCCAGATCGGGCAACCGTTGACGTAGAGATCACGACCCAAGCGCTCTTGATACGCTGCGCTGTGATAGAGCGCTTTCCCCTGCTCGGCTTCTTGCGGCGTCGCTTCGCACGCAAGATACTCTTTTGGCATTCCGTACTCGTCGAGTTGTATACTCATGGTGCAACTCCTTTCCTTCGGTGTTGGGATTTGTGATGACGCCCGCAAGTTTCCGGCTTGCGGGCGTCGCTTTATTTACGCCGCGATACGCTCTGCGTCGTCACGGTGGGAACCTTTGAGCTTGGCCGCGCCATACGTCGCAGCAAGACCGTCGAAGCCGACTGCACTGGCATAGTGCCATTTGCGCCCGTCTGTGCTATTGTGTTTCATGTTCCTCGCCTTTCTGAATTGCCGCCGCATCTGCGCTATCAGGTGCGGCGGCGCTTTTTTCGCCTGGCTCTGCGTCCGCCGTCGGGCTTGCCACCGACTTGCCGCATTACGGGCCGAAGCCCTACTTCCCGATGGTCTTGCCTACATATTTCATGTGATCCTTATGCTGCTCATCAAGCCGGAAGTTCAGATCGTCAAGGCAGGCATTCTGCAATCGCTCCCGTAGTGTTTCGCCCATATCGCGGCACATGCTTGAGTAAATCTCGATTTCCTCTTTCGTCAGGCGGATCGTCACGGTTATATTTGCCCGTTCTTTGCCGTCAACGCTTCGTGTAAATCGCAGGGCCATGTTCCCGTCTCCTCGTTGTCTGGTGGTTTGCTTCGTTGAATTGCCTTACGACTACATTATATCATTTTGTAAATACACTGTCAATACGAAACGCAGACGAAAACGTTACACAGCGCAAACAAAGACGTATTGACGCCGTAAATGCGGCGTGGTATTATGACGCCGCAACGACTCACGAAAGGAGGATTGTATGGAAAAACCGAAGTGGCTCCAGATGCGCTTGACGCCGTCCGACGAGGCAATCCTAGAAGAGCTAACGGCGGAGTATGGCCTTGACCGCTCGAATCTCATTCGGCGCGCTCTCGACTATATTCGACAGACCAAGCCGACTTTCAAGATTGCGCCGCAGGGAAAAGAGCGCGCCCTGGCCGGGATATATCAGAACTGAAGGATAAGCACGGTTAGGGCTGAGGCGTAACAAAAAGCGCCACAGCCCGCAGACCGTGACGCTCTTCGTATACTCGACTTGAGTCTCAGCCACCAAGCACGCGACTCAAGTCTCTCGCATATACCCGCAGGGGCGGGCGTTATGCCTTTTGCTACGCAGCGCAGCTCGAATAACATTCCGTCGGTTCGCCCTATCGAGTGCGGGCGTGCTCGACGCTGTGCTGCAAGTGACCCACCAGGGATTCGAACCCCGAACCCGCTGATTAAGAGTCATTCGATTCGCCTCTGGCGCAAGCGACCCGCCTCACTTGATTTGCAATCATCCGGGGCGGCTCTTGCTCTTGATGCGTGCCCGCGCCGCGTCATATTCTCGTGTCAACCCTTCGGTCAACCAGCGAGCATAGATACTTTCCGTCACCTTGACGCTGCCGTGTCCCATCGCCGTCGAGATGGCGCTCATCTCCATTCCGTTATTGAGCAGCGCCATCGCGAAGCCGTGCCGGAAGTCATGCGGCGTGAGCACGCGCAGACCGGCGGCTTTGCAGCGACGACGAAGCATGATGCGCACTCCCGAATCTTTGAGCGGCCCGCGCACGCCGTCTTGCCCGTCGTTGCCCACGAGGAGCGCATCGCCGTCGTAGGGCGGGCGCGCATAGAGATAGCCGACAAGTATCCCGTTCAGTTCAGGCGGGCAGGGCACGACGCGCCCCTTGCCGCCCTTGCCGCGCCGCACGGTAATCAGGCGGGCGCGGGCGTCAACGTCGTGCACTGCGAGAGCGACCAGCTCAGAGACGCGCAAGCCGCTCCAGAAAAGAATCGACAGAATGCAGCGGTCGCGCAGCGCCATCCAGCCGTGACCGGAGATCGATTCGTAAAGCCGCTGATACTCGTCGAAGCGAGCGTATTCGATTGCCTCTTTCGGCACGCGCGGCGCGGCGACTTCGTCCATCGGCGAGACGGCCAGCAGCTTACGACTGACAAGCCAGTTACACCATACGCAGAGCGCACGATATCGGGCAGCGAGCGTTGCGGGGCGCAGCTCGGCTTTTCGCTGCTCGGCGAGATACGTCTCGACCGTCGAAGCGACAAAGGCGCGCTCGCTGCGCACGCCGACGCGCCCCAGCCAGCGCACATAGAGCACGATCTGAGCTTCGTACCATGCGATACTACGCCGCGACAATCCTGCGGCGGCTTTGGCGACGAGAAAGCGGTCGAGCAGAGTGCGCAAGTCCATTTGATTCTCCGGGGCGGTGTTGTTGATAGGTGTAGAGAGCATGACGCAGCGCCGCCCCAGAAAGTTATGTACAGATTCGGACGATCCTAGCAGAAAGCGAGCGCACTTTGGCGAAACGCACCGAAACTTCCCCCGCCTTGCACCATCTGCGCACCGCACTCGAAGCCGTCGTGCTCGTCGCTCTGGCGCTCACACTCTACGCGCTCTTTCGCCAGCAGCGCACTTTGCACGCACTCATCGACCATCACATAGAGCGCGGGGATGCGCGCCTGGGAGGCAACCGTCGACGTGGCTAGACACGAACGCGAATTCGGCAATAAGCAAGCCGATATGCTCGACGACGTGACTGCGAACCTGCTAGAGATTGACGGAAAAGCGCGCGACGGGCTGCTCGCCATCAAAGCGGGTGACGTTGCGCAAACGCTGATCGATCTGACTGACATTCGCGGCCTTGCGCTCGACGCCAGAGACAAAATCGGACGCGCTCGAAGAGGAGACTATGATCATGGCTGAGAAGACATACACGCTCGGCGAATGGCTCGTCGAGCAGCGCAGCACGCAGATAGTACGGCGCAGGGGATTCTCTGCACCTCACTATATCTACGCTGGCCGGGGTCAGCGCCGCCGTCACCTAGCCAACAGAAAGGGGAAGGGAACCCTAGACGATGCGCAGGGCGGAGGGATGCGGGTGCCCTCCGGGCGCGGCTCTTTGCAGAACGCCGCGCCGGGGCGCGGCCTCTTGCACGACCCAAACGTCGAGAGCGCAGGCGCAGACTTTCTCGTCGTGCTGTGCTTCGTTCTGTTGTTTCTCTGGGCCGTCTGGCCTCAGTAAAAGTTAAGGCGAGCACGTCTGCGACTACGCGCCCGCCATGCCGCATAAGTCTTAGGAGGACTCATGCAAGCGGAACAAATTCTATCGTCAATCGTGGTCGGCACCATAATCGGCGTGTGTATCGCAATCTTCCGTCTACGCCGCCGCAAGTCGCGCAGCTATACGCAGAGCGTCGAGCTGCCCGCTTTCACCGACTCAATGCCACGCGAGCGCATCGTCGAAGTCGTGCGCGTCTCGCAAGTCGCCGCCGACGCTCGACTCTTGCTGCACTACCGCTACAGGGGGTCGGCGGCGTCACGCCGACAGATGGCTCGTCACATGAGCGAGCGGCGATGGGCGGCGGCGGCGCTGCTGCTGCGTGATCTGCACGTATACCGTCACGGCGCAGACGTGCCGCAGGTGAGCGAGCGACTTGCGCTGCGTCGTCTGCGCACGTGGGAAGCGCAGCAGTCTGAGCGGGTCGGCCACTTCCCCGCTTACGTGAGCAGTCGATAGAAGTCGCGTGCGGTGTCGCAGTCGAGAGCGGTGTCACGGTGTCACCACGCCACCGTCGACGCCGAAGGAGAGAGCACCATGAAGAAGTTTCCATCGGGCCGATATAAGTCGATCATTCCGGCGACGGGCATCGAGGCAATCTACATATCAGATAAGTCGGGCGAGTCGTGGCGTTGTCCCATCTTGCTCTGGGCCATCAAAGAAGAGCTAGAAGACGGCACGCATTATTCGAGCGTCGTCGGCTTCGTCGCATCCTACGACTCAGTCGACGAAGCCGAAGCGTCGCATAGTTTCCAGTGCTACAGCGAGATCGGCGACGAAGAGACAAACGACCACGTCGCCGATTTGATTCGCACCATCAAGGCGCGTCTCGCAAAAAAGGAGGCCGCAGAGTGCTAGAGCGCAATCAAGAGATATACGAGATCGCGCCCAAAGATGGGCCCCCGGCCACTGCGACGATCTACCGCAAGAAGGGCGCGACGAAAATCAGCGCCAGCGTAGACTTCGCCGACGGCACGCGGGCGCTGGCACTGAGTCGCTTCCCAAGTTGGGACGCGGCGAAACTCTGGGCAGAGCGCACAGCGCAGGAGGGGCAGGGTTGAACGTTTCGCTCATCTGTGCTATACTGTCGTCACTTCAAACAAAAAGACGACCGGGGCGGTGTTATCAGCACCCCCCGGCCAGGCAACCAAGAAATGGAGCTTCTTGATGCGAGATCATCTTACCACGCCCCATTCCCAACAGTCGAATAACCCCCCAGATGCGGCAAGGTTGCTGAGATGAGCAAAGCCGCCGCACTCGCCGCCATCAAGAGCGCAGACTTGTCACCCACCCTCTATCGAGTCGCCCGTGAGCTGCTCGACGTTGCCAGCGACGACAATGGCTTCGTGCGTCTCACGCTCGACGATCTCTTCGCCGTGACAAATTGCTCGAATCTCAACGCCGCACGTCGTCATCTCAGCGACTTGCAGACCGCAAACGTGCTGCACTATAGCATCAACGGTGACGTATACGTCACCATTGCCGCGTTCCCTGCGCGCAGAATCAGCGCGTCGACGTACCAAATCTGCGCGCAGATTGAGCCGTCGAGCGACGACGTGCCGCACGACGAGCACGCTGCGCAGATCGACGCAGAGACGCCACGCGCTGAAACGGTCGTCCCACGCGCTGAAACGGTCGTCCCACGCGCTGAAACGGTCGTCCCACGCGCTGAAACGGTCATCCCACGCGCTGAAACGGTCATCCCACGCGCTGAAACTGCGCGTGTACGTACCGAATCTGCGCGTGCAGTCACACGTACGCGAATGGATGGTTGTTTGTTTCCTACCCAATCAGTTATTGAAGTTGATGTTAAACAAACAACCATCCAAACAAAGACGCACGAGCACGAAGTCGACGAGCAAGTCGTCGAGCTGCTCATCGCGGCGGGTATCTGGGCCGTCAAAGCACGCGCTCTTGCTGCACTCTGCTCACGCAGCGAAGCGCTCAGACAGATCGGCGCGTGGATGCACGCTTACGAGGATGGCGCAGTCTCGACGGGCTTGCTCGTGCATCGTATCGAGCAGCACGTCGCAGCGCCGCCCGTGAGCGCTGCGTTTCGACAAAGCGCGTGGTATCGCGACCACGTGCCTTATGACTTCGAGGAAAGCGCTTGGTCGAGCGCTCTGAGCGAAGACGAAGACTTCTATGCCGACGAAGCGGTCGTCGAGCACGTCGTCGAGACTGTCGCTTCGATCTGCCCCGCCGACGACGCTCTCGCCGCCGCGTGGCACGTCGTGCTCGTCGAGATGTGCGACTCGCGACTCAGTCACACGTACACCGAGCCGATTCGCGCCGCATCCATCGCGCCCGCTGGCGAAGTCGACGGCTGCTGCGCCTATCTCGTCACGCTGCCCGCCGACGCCATGCTCTCGCTGATTCGCGACCGCATGGGCGTCGGCATTCGCCGCTCTTTGTCGAGCGTGCTGCACAAGCGCGTCGTCGTCGAATTCGCTTTGGCGGGAGTCTCGCTATGAGCGACAAACAGCACGGCCCGGTGCGCGGGCTGGTGGAGCGGGCGATAGGCGTGGGCGGCGAGTTTAGCTATTGCGCGCACTATTGGGCGGTTGATTACCTCGACCGAGACGAGGAGTCGCACAGGAGGTACATAGAGGGCGAGATGGCCGAAGTCCGCGCCGCCGCCGATGCGATGGACGCGCAGGCGCAGCAGACGGTGGCAGAATACGATTCGTGCGAACGATGTGTCGAGTTGGCAGAGAGGCGAATCGCCGCGCTGGAGGCAGTACGCGACGAGTTGCAGAATGCCGCGCAGACGTGGCCGCAGGGCGACGAGGCGGCGGAGCAGTTGAGAGATGCGTGGTATGAGACGTGGCTGCCGGGCAAGACGGTCACGTTGTACGAACATGCGCTGGCCGCACTCGCGCTACTGGCCGGGGCGCAGGAGGCATAGCCGTGCTCGACGTTGCGTATCTGCAAACGACGCTCGACGAGCTGCGCGTGCCGCTCTGGTCGCTCGCGCTCGGCTTCTTTGCCGCCGCGCTGCTCTGCGCACTAGCCGACCGTATGCCGCCGCGCCGATGAGTCTCGTCTATCTCGTCTACTGGCGCAACGACGACGGCGACCTCGTCGAGGTCGAAGCCGACTCGCTCACCGAGGCCGTGATCCTCAAGTCATTCTTGAAGCACAAGGGTTACACCGCGCGCATCGTCGCTCGACGTGTGACACTTGCGACGCTTTCGCACAATGGAGACAAAGAGCCATGAGCTTCCCAACGCAGACGGTGACTGAGACTGCGCTCAAGCGTCGCATCGTCGAGCGTCTTCGTCGTCCCATGATGGCACGCGAGCGTGACGTAGCCATCGCGCACGCCGAAGCGCACGGCATTGTCGTCGAAGGCGTCTGGCGCATACAGCTCGGCTCGATACGCGCGCCGGACTTCGGCAAAGTGTACTTTGTTCCTAGAGAGGAGCTTCCCAGATGAGCAGCAAGTTAGGCGTCTACTGGTCGCCCGGTCACAACCGCCCGCCCGATCTGCAATACATCGCACGACTGCAACCGCCCGTCGTGCGCATTTTAGATCCCGACGTGCAGCACGTCGCAAGCGTACATGCGGCCGCGCCGCGTGCGATTGTCTTTCTTCGCTATTGGTGGCTCGACGACGGCAGCGGCGAGCAGCTTCGCTCAATGAATCAAGACCCGGAAGGGACGGGCAAGCGTCACGCTCAAGAATGGGACAGGGAGATCACGCGCCTGCGCAGAGAAGCGACTGAGCGCAATCTCGCTTTCCCGCCGTCGGCGCTCTTGCTCGTCGGCGGCGTCAATGAGCCGAATCAGGGAGGGACGACCGACGCGATCACGCGCTATAACGTCGCTTTTCTCGACGAGTGCGCTGCGTTTGCTCTGCGAGCGTCGGCGTTTCAATGGGGCGTCGGCTGGCCGAATAACAAAGGCGCAGAGACGCCGCCCGACTGGTCGCCCTATCGTGCAGTCTACGACGCAATCAAGCGCGGCGACCACGTGATGGACGTGCACGAATATTGGTACGACACTGGCCCTCAGGACGGGTGGGGTTGGTGGGCGGGTCGCATCAACAAATGCGACTGGGACGTCCCGATCATCATCGGCGAGAGCGGAGTCGATAATTACGTCGATATCGTGCGCTGGAATAACGAAGGCGGCAATCGCGGCTGGCGCGGCAACGTCTCGCCGCAGGGGTACGGCGAGCACTTCGCATACTATCTCGCACGACTCGATTCTCGCATTCTCGCTGTGCTTCCCTTCGCAACCGACTATCGGGATAACTCGTGGGAATCTTTCGACACGCAAGAAGCGCACCCCTATTTTCTCGACTTGCCGACAATCATCCAGCCGCCCAAGCCCGTCGAGCCGCCCGTCGTGCAGCCGCCGACTGAGCCGCCGCACAGCGACAAAGATTGGCAGCGCAGTCGAGCTTTCGTGCGCAAGTGGGAAGGCGGCTATTCCAACGACCCCGACGATATCGGGAATTGGACGGGGTGTAGAGAAGGGGTGGGCGAGCTGAAAGGCACAAAGTACGGAATCTCTGCGTGCAGCTATCCCGATCTCGATATCGTGCACTTGACGATGGCCGAAGCCGACGCGATCTACTATCGCGACTACTGGCAAGCGAGCGGAGCCGACGGCGTCGCGTGGCCGCTTTGTCTCATGCTCTTCGATACCGCCGTCCTGCACGGCGTCGGCGCGGCGAAAGCATGGGTGTCGGAAGTCGGACCCGACCCCGCTCGCTTCGTCGCTCGTCGTCTCAACGTCTACGCCAAAATGCCCGCCTATGAGGACAAATTTTGGCGCGGCCACGTGCGACGAGTCGCCGAGCTGCTCGAAGTGACGGGGCTAGCCGAATGAGCGACGAGCAAAAAACCCCGCTGGAAAAATGGGCAAAAGAAATAGCGATTGCGCGGAATCGTAGGCACATTGACAGTCGCGACATGATAACGGCGGGGCTTGCTGATTATGCCGCTTCCCTAGAAGCGGAGCGCGCGCACTGGCCGCAGGGCGACGACGCAGCGCTTGCCCTTGCCAAAGCGACGGGCGAGTCGTGGCGGCTGCGCTTCCCGCATCTCACGGCTTGGGAAGACTATAGCGAAGAGATGAGGCAGACGCACGTCGCATTGCAGAAAGACGTGCTGCGTCGTCTCGCCGAGCAGCAGCGAGAGAAGGCGCAGCCGTGAGCGTCGTCGAGATTCCGATTGAAGACGTGCGACTCGACGGCGACACGCAAGCGCGCTATCAACTCGACTGGGTTGCTGTTGATCGATCATTCGCAAAGGAGGCTGATTCCGTGACGCACAAGATAGAATCTCATCCCCTACGTGACGCGCTCGACGCCGAATCCTACGATTGGCTCACGACGCACGCCCCGCGTCTGCTCGATGCTATCGAGCAAGAGTTAGTCCAGGGAAAGACGCCGGAGCAATTGCGGCGCATCGTGCAGGACAATATCGGCGCCGAGCGCGTCGGGCTTGCGCTGCGCATCGAGCAGGCGGCGCGGGCGATCCTGGCGCAGGCGCAGCGATGACGACGACTCTCGCTTTCTCCCGCCACTATTACGTGCGGCTGCGCAGCACGCTCGTCGTCGAGCGTGCGCGCAAACGCGCCGCCTGGCCGCTCGTCGGCCCGTACCGAAAGCGACGACTCGAAGAGGAGATCGGCGAAGTCGAGCAGGCGATGGCGACGCTCGACGAGCTTTTTCTCATGGTGACGGTCGAAACCTGTTACGCCGACTGATCATGGGGCTTTGCCCCCACTTCGTGAGCGAAGCCGTTCCCGTTTGCGCTCATAGGCTCAAGCTCGACGCTGCCGTCGGCCAAAGGTACAAATTGCGGCGGCGCTTCGCTCTTCGCAGCACGCTCGTCGAGCACCTCTAGCAGTCTATCGACGCCCGCAATCGCGCCCTTTTGCGACGCGTGCACTCGCTGAAACTGCTCGACGATCTCTTTCAACCCGTCTTCGAGCTTCGCCTTCTCGACGAGCAAGTCGTCTCTTGTAATTGCGTTGCCCATGCTGATCTCTCCTATCGTATTCATTCGATGCCGGTCAATAGCGCCCATGCCGCCTGCACAGCAGACTCGATGACCGGCTTTTGCGCTTCCGGGTCAGTCGCCCACACGTCGTAAGTGAGATTCCAGGCGTTGTCGGCCACGATGGTCGGCACAAACCCAAAGCCGCCCGGCTCACGCACAAGCGCAGCGTATCGACGCCGCGCTTCCTCCGTCTTCTCGTCGCCCGGCACAAGCTGCCCATTCCGATAGATGGCAGTCTCACGCACCACCCCTTCGACCTGCGTCACAAAGTTTGCCGAAGACTCGAAAGCGACTCGCTGCAAAGTCGATACGGCCATCATTCCCTCATTTCTCGTCTACGCAGTCCAGACACTACCACTCGAATCCATGTATTTTAGCACCCCCCCTTCGGCGTAGAGGAAGATTCCGTTAGACGGCGGATTCGCGGGGCTAGGGGCTGTCGCTCGATTCTCGATGAAAATTACGCCTTTCGTCCCGTGGAAGTTGACGGCGGACAGCGAACTAGACGCCATGCGCACATTCGCCCCCACCGCCGCAAACGGAATCGCGTCGGCCCCGCCGTGCTGCGTATTGATGTATAGCCCGCCCCTCTCGCTGCCCGCCGTCGCCACGTCTACCTGCCCGTTTACGTCTACGAAGACTTTGTCGACACTGCTCGAATTCTTAGCCATGAAGCGAAGTTGCCCGGCCATATCGTACGCGGCCCCGGCGCTCCCCTTCACACTCTGCAATATCAGCCGCGCTCCTACGTCGTCTACGCCGCCGCCCGACGCGGCGGTCGAGACAAACTTGCCCCATCCCTCTTTCGTGATCGTAAACCTTTCCACCGTCGCCCGTAGCACGCGGAGAATATCGCCCGTCGGCGACGCCGGTGAATCCACTATCAGCGAAACCGTGCCTGCTACCTGACTGTTTACCGGCCCGCCCAAGACAATCGTACTATCGGCCCGCAAGGTCAGCACGTCGACCAGCACGCCCGCGGCCGCCGCCGAGAAGACGAGCCGCCCGCTATTGTCTGCCCCGTCGCGCACTCCGGCGAGTGCAGCGATGACGTTGACGCCGCTCGTGTCGGAGTCGTTCAGCTCGAAGATCATGCGCGGCCCAAATGCCGCACTCGCCACGCCGGTCGTCGTCGCTTTCAGTGACAGCACGGCGCGCGTCGAGCCTAGACTACCTCCTAGCGTGGTTTCAAATTTAAATGGCGCAGTCGTCAGTAAACCGCTAGACCCCTTCGCATGGAAACGCGTTCCCGAATCGGGCGAGAGATGACCGACCGCCACCGCACCCAGGTCGGCCACAAACACGCCCGGATCATTCGCGTCGTCGCTCAAGAGCAGGCCCGCCGCACTGAGCGCAGCGACGGCGTCGGTCGCGAATTTCTGGCCGGTCGGCACGACGACGTTCCCCGCATTCGAGATAAACATACCCGTCGTGCCCGCCGCGTTCTGAAAGAGCAGTCCCGTCGTGTCTATCGCGCGCAGCGTTTCGACGTTGATGCGCATGGCATTCGGCACGGTCAGATTGCCGGTCAGCACGACGCTCCCGACGGCGAGACTCGCTGCGCTCAGTGCGCCGACGACGTTGAGCGTGCTGCCGAAGGTGACGACCCCGTCTGCGTTGAGCGTGCCGTCGAAGTCTGCGGCTCCCGTCGCGTGTAGCGCGCCGTAGAAGTCGCTTTGATCGGCTCCGACGTTGAGCAGCGTCGAAGCCGCCAGCGCCGAGATCGTCACGAAGCCGACGCGTGCGCCCGTGCCGCGCCGCGTGGCCACGATCTCGGCGTAGACGTTGGCCGACGTGCCGTAAGCGCGCGCCGCGGCGACTGCCTGCCGCCCGCTCGTCGTATCTTCGGCCCACAGGATAGCGTTATTCTGCGTCGAGCTATTCGAGAGCAGACCCGTCACGCCGCCCACAGTCGCCGAGCCGCTCATAAACTTATAACTGTTGAGCGTCGAATAGTCGCCCTCGAAGACGGGCCTGCGCACGGCGAAGCCCTGCGCGTCAAGCCACGCCTCTTTGACAAGATCGACCCAAAGCTCGATGTTACCGACGCCGCTATTGTTGTATATCTTGAGCGCGTCGTCGGGCTCTGCAAACGTGCCGGTTCCCTGAAAGATTCCGCCCGTCGCCGAAAGGTCAAGTACGCCGTTGAGCGTCGCCCCTCCGGTGTCGAGCTGCAAGACTTCTACGCCGTCATAGCCCCACGCCATGCGCGGCGTCTCGCCGAGCGCAGTCACCGCCTGGTCGAAGTGCATCCAGCCGCCGCCAAGCGTCGCTTTCTGGCCGAAGAGGATATCCCCTTCGCTCAGATTGACGTTACCCCACGACTTTGTCGTCGAAGGCGCGCCGTCTACGCCCGCATAGATTCCGATTAAGCGCCGCCCGCTCGCGCCCGTTCCCCAAAAGCCCTCATCGTCGAAGCTGAAACGATTGCGTCCAAAGCGCAGATTGAAGACTGAGCGAAACGCAAACGCGGGGCCGTCGGCGGTCGCAATCGCGAGCATCTCTTCGGCGTCGAGCACGCGTGAGACGTTCATCACATGGTCGATCTGCCCGTCGAGCTGCGCGTCGCCTGCGGTGTTACAGCCAATGTACATATCGCTAGAAGTCGTCGGGCCGACGTAAGCGTGCGACGCGATGACAACGCCGTCATACCAGAGCTGCACGAGATTCGTGTCGTCGGCCCATGTGACCATATAGAGATGCCACTGCGTATCGAGCGTAATCGCGTGAGGCGTCGCGTCCGAGCCTCCCGCCTGAAAGATGACTTGTCCCGACGCGTCGAAGCGCAGCGACAAATTATTGTTGCCCGCGGTAAAGACGTAGTGCACGAGCGAACCCGAACCCGAACCCGCCCACGGCAGACGCACCCAAGCGCCGAAAGAGCCATTCGCACCGACGGTGTGGATTGGCGACGTGGACGGGTAGACCAGCCCCGTCTTGAGAATCGTCGTCGTGCTGCCGTGCGCCGCTCCCGTCCAACTATAAGCGTCGCTGCCTTCGTTGGTCGTCATCGCGCCGTGCGCCGACGGCAGACAATTCGCAGACAGATACATCGAGGCGCCGTCGACGTAAAAGACGACGACCGCCGCGCCGCCGCTCTTTTGGATATAGAGACGCAGCGAACCCGTCGTCGTCGTCGTGCCGCTCACGCTCACCGGCTGCCAGCCGAGCCGTTTGGGGATGGTCGTAAACGCGATCTGCGTGGCCGTCGCTTCGCGCAGTCCGACGATTAAGTCGGCGACGATCTCCGTGCGCTCGATCCAGACGATTGCGGAGTACGTCTGCGCCGAGCCGTGCGTCGGGCCAATCGCGACCAGCCCGTCAAATGCGCCGCTCGTCGTCTGAACGCGGATCGACTTCGCTCCAAAATAGCTGTGCGTCGTCACGACGGTGCGCGTCGCGCTGCCGGTGTTGGCGTAGGAGGTGTCATCGATCTCGGCGGTCGGGTTCGTAAAGAGATTGGTTCCCGCGCTCGTGATTTGCACGGCCTTGCCGAATCGTCCCGGTCGAAAGATGGGCATACGGCAGCCCGTCGCAGCTCTGCCCGCCTGCCCGCCGCTTCCAAGCGTCGAGCCGGTGTAGTTGCTCTCTAGCGGGAAGGCTCCGTCGAAGGGGATGACGGGATCCATATCGCGCACTTGCAGCGTCAAGTTTCCGACGATATAGCCGCGCACTCTGAGATTGTCGTAGATATCCATCCCGAACTGCTCATCGATGACGACGGGGTCGCCCGACGGGTTTACGAGCACGTGAGCATGAGCGCCGCCCGCCGTATGGTGCAGCACTTGAAAGCCGCTCGCCGCTGCATAGAGACTTTGCAGGATATTCGCAGAGCCGGTCACGTCGAGCGAACCAAGCGTCAACGCGCCCGCGCCCGTAGCCTTGAGCAACGTCTCGACTCCCGGCGCAATCGTTCCCACGTCGTTGGCGGCGATGACGGGGTGCACATGCGTCGTCGTCGTGACGGCGGCCGTCGTGAGCGCAGAGACAGCGCCCGGCGCGCCGAGCGCCAGGCCGCCAGAGACAAACGTCAATCCACTATCCGGCGTCGCCCGCAAGACGGCTACGTCGTTCGCACCTACGACGATGCCGTTTCCTGCGATGACGTTGAGCGTCACGTCTGCACTGAGCGCACCGCCCCCCGTCATCCCCGCGCCCGCTATGACCTGTCTCGACGTTCTGACTACCGTCGCATCGACGGCTACGTCGTTGGCGTTGGCGGTGATGCCGTCGCCGCCGATTACGTTGAGCGTCACGTCTGCGCTCAGGAAGCCGCCGCCCGTTAGCCCCGTCCCGGCGACAATGCTGCGACTCGTGCGCACGACGCTTGTATCGACGGTGAGCGTGCGATTCGCAGAGAGATTGCCGCCGCCGCTCAAGCCGTCGCCCGTCGCGACGCTTCTCGACGTGCGCACGACGGTCGCATCGACTGCGACTACCTGCGCCCCGTCTACGTCGATTCCGTCGCCGCCCGTCGCCGCAGGATGCCCAGAGCCGACGAGCGACGCAATATCGACGCCGTTGACTGTGCCGCCGAGCACGATATTTCTGTCGACGTACAGATCGGCGCGCCCCGCCCCCTGATTCGCAATCTGTACAATCGTGTCGCTGCCCGCGTTCGCATCGACGAGCATATTGCCGCTATATTCCCATTCGCTGCCCGAAAGCGGGATCCCGCCCGACGAGACGATGCTCTCGGAGTAGACGACGCGCAGCGGAGCCTCGGACGTGCCCAAGTCCTGACTGGTAAATTGGTCATTCTTGAGCGCCATCGAATTCGTGCGCAACATTTCAAGAATGTACTGCGACTCAGTCTTCGGCGGGCGCTCGGCGTCGATCATGGTCAAGCGCACCGTATAGACGCCGCGCTCGTCGATGCTCTCTTCGGCTTCGGTGACGAGCAGCGCTTCGACGTTCTCATAGACGGGAATGCCGTCGGTCGTGCCGCGCACGTAGACGAGCGACGCATAGTTGCCGACGTAGCCGTTTGGACTCACGCTCATCGGCTTGACGATCGTCGCTCGATAGACTTTCGTCGCTCTGCGCACGCTGCGCATATAAGAGAGCGCAAACTTCATCAACGTATTGCCGGCGACGTTATAGTCAGGTGTATTGACGGAAGCGGGAACGATCTGGGGCCAATACTTGTGTACGTAGCGCGTGCCGATGATTACGGCGTCGGTGAGGTTGATGAGCATCCCCGTCGCGTGACGCTGCCACTCGATGCCCAGCTCGTCGGTGTAGTTGCCCGCGCTGATCAGCGAGTCGTCGGGCCAGTGCGTTGCATAGTTGAGATGCAATCGATTGATGCCGATGCCGCTGCCAAACGCAAAACAGTGCGTCGCAATGTTGTAGCCGTCTTCGCCGATCTCAAGACTCGTGGCGAGCAGCGTGTCGCGATTCGTGCCGAGCAGCGCACCCGACGGCGCATCGGTCAAGACGACCTGCGGGTCGAGCGACGCGACAATCGTCGGCATATTCGGCGCGGCCAAATGCCCGTTGACGGAAGATATCCAGCTCAACGCAAAGCCGTCTCGCGTCCCTCTGAAGCGGTCGCCGTTGACTTCGCTCACCTGACCGAGCGCGTCGAGCAACGTCTCATAGCTGAATTGCAGCGCGACGGGATTCGCATACGCTCCGCTCCAGCCCCAGGCGGGCGGCGCATAGCGATCCATCAACGCATCGTGAGGAAGCGTCTCGTCTTCGGTCAAGGTCGTCTGCTCGACGAGCACTTTCGTCAGGTCGTAAAGCGAATCTGCACCCGAGACGACGAGGTCGACCGTGCCGTCGGGCACGACGCGCCACGAGACGCTATGCACGATGACTGTGCCGAGCGTCTTGACGCGCTCGACGCTCGGCAGATAGTCGTCAATGTCGAGCACTTTGCAGCGCAGCACGGACAGCGGGTGAATCAGACTCGCAGCCCGCTCGTCGAGCGCGTTGAGCACGCAGCTAAAATTGCCCGCCCCGTTGAGCAGAGACAATTGCCGCCAGCTTCGCACCTGATAGATCGGGCCGTCGGTGACGCTCGACGCGACGCCGTCCGACTCGAAGACTTCGACCCACGCCCTCATCTGCTCACCGCCATTTGTCGTAAAAGACGTATCGCAGCGAGACGGCACCCGTACCGCTCCAATCTATCTTGACGGGGTTTGCGCCGGGACGCAGTCGAAAGAGTCCTGCGCAAGAGTGCAGCTCCTGAAAGACGATATCGGGCCAGACGCCGATGCCGTTCTTTGTCGCCAGCCAGCGCCCGGAGTCGAGATAGAGCGTTTGTCCTGCGTTGACGTTGCCGTCATAGAGCACGTTAAAGGCGTCGGCGGGAAGCGGGTCGAGCGTGATATCTTTCGATATCTCGAAAGAGGCATTGGACGAAGAGGCGACGCTCAGATAGAGCACGAGATCGTCGACGTTGGCGTTGCCGCCGTTGGTGAGCGTGACCGGAACCCCGTCGCTGATCGAGAGCGTCGTGTCGTGCGCCGTGCCGTTCCAGAGCGCAGACGGCAGTCGAAAACGCATCGTGACGCGCTGCCAGACGAAGTT